AATCAACGCGCCTGAAGTTGGCGCTATTGCTGGTGCGGCGACAAACCTGTTGTTCCCGCCAATGACAAACCCAGAGTTGCCTCCAAAGATTGACACCAGTAAGGCTCAAGAGCGTGCGCTGGAGACTGCGGACAAACTGGAGTTGGCTCGACGTAACTTGGAGGTCGCTGTGCCTCAAGGCGCAGACAATCTTGAGGAAACATTCCGACAAAGTCAGGGCGAACTTGAGCGCCTCAAGAACGAACAGCGTCTGACTCAAGAGCGCTTGAGGGGTCTACCCAGAACTCCGCCAGTGGTTGAGCCGCCTGCACCATCGTCGCCGTTCCCGCAAGTGATTCGCACTGGCCCAGCAAGTGGTGCGCCAGTCGAAGGTGACTCAGGTGTAAGGAACTGGACAATCAAGTCCGCAGGCCAAAAGCATCAAATGCCAGAGGCCATTTTGGACATCGTTACCGACCAGACCAAAGACAGCCCAACAGGCGGTAAGCGCCTAATTGAAGAAGACTTGAAAAATCTGGAAAAAATCAAGAAACTTGGTGCTGGTGACTATGGCCTCGTGACGACCGAAGGCGGCGTGCAACTTCAATTGCCACCCACCACTGTGGCGGAGCGTCAAGCTGATATAGACCGACAGAACCAAGCAAGTCAAGCCGAGTTGGCTCAAAAAACCGAACAGGCTCGACTTCAGCAAGAGGCCCAAGCGCGGGCTTTCCAGCAACAACAAGCCACTTATGAGGCTGAGTTGGAACGTCTGCGTCGAGAGCGTGCGGCGGCTGGTCAACAGCACAACGTGGTCACGGGCCAGAAACGCACGGCGGCTCCTCTACAGCGTGCGCTGACCAAAGCTGAGACCGATGCCGAAATTGCTCGTCGCAGACTGGCTCGTGCGCAAGAACAGCCAAATGCGCTGGTGCGTCCTTTGGATGCCGCTGGCGTGAAGACTGCAAAGATGGGCGCGTTGCCGCGAACTGTTGTTGGTGGTGGCGCTGGCTACCTTGGCGTGATGAGTTACCAAGAGGCTTTGGCTCGATTCAAGGCTGGCGATACCAGCGAGGGCGTTTTAAAGGCTTTGGAGGCGGGTTCTGCGGCGGCGGCTCTGTTACCCCCTGCGGGCAAGACAATGACCCGTACAAGGGGCGCTGGCGTCCTTGGTGGGCTGGGTCTAGGAACCTACGAACTCGGCAAGCGATTGCTGAAAGAAAGACCGCCAGAAGAGTAAATTTCGAGGAGCAGTTGCCACTCTCCTTTTAGCCCCCCTTTAATCGGGGGGGCTTTTTTTACGCGCTTCCAGCGGTGAACATCAAGAGCATCTGGGTCTGGGCCATTCGCTCTTCGGCCTCATTGACCCCATCATCAAACCCCTGCTCGTATGCCTCAAGGCAAGCGTGGGCCAGAAGAGCCTCTGGGTCGCGCCTGCCTTCTTCATATTGCTTTGCTAGGTATCTGATGAGATGGATGTCCATGATTACTTCGGGCGTTGTGTGTCGAGGGCTTTTGCGACCTCGCGGTTGAGTTGGCTCACAATTTCCACGCACCGAGCGTGTTCCTTCCGAGCGTACTCCACCGCCACCATTTGTTCAATACGGTGGGCGAACTGGACAATGTCTACTTCGTCAGCCAAAAGAGCATTAGGCTCTTTGTGGTCACAGTAGAAAAAGACCTGTTTGATGGTTTCTTCACTTAGCATTTTTACTCCTTACTTGTGTGAATTTTTCAATTGCCAGAACTGAAGCAGGTTGACGAACATCTCCCAACCACGGTCAAGGTCTTCGAGGCTCCACTCGCGCACCACGACGAGGTCAGGGACGCTACGGGACACGAAGACGTTGGCACAGCGGGCCTTGGGAATGCCTAGACCAACTCGATAAGCTGAGAGTTGCATGAGGTGTTCGTCGTAGCCATCGACCTTTGCGGGGTCAGAGAACTCTTTGGTTTTGATGTCAGCGACGATGCCTTCTCCATCCCCAGTAAATAAATCGCACTTACCGCCAAAACCGAGGTCATGTGCGAACGAGCGCTCAGAGACCCATCGTTGTTGACCGAAGTGTTTTGTGATTGCGAGGTCGCAGGCTTGGACACTCTCATGGTGCTTGCCTGTCGGATTGTTTTCATAAAAGCCTTGAATAGATGCATGGATGTCAGTTCCCGCATCCGCCGCCGAACGACCCTGTTCTTTGGAATCGTTGATGATTCGGTCTATGTATTCCTTTTCAGGTTCGTCGGGGCGGCGGGGAAGGGTAAGCGCGGCGAGTAGTACCTGTTGCTGAAGCCAATTGGTCAGTGCAGGTTTTGCCGCGACACTCAGAATTGTAGTGACACTCGGAACCAAGTTCATGGTTCGAGCATCTCTGAGCGTGGTGTTGCGTGGTGAGCCATCTTTCTTGGATGGGACTGTGTACTGTGGCACGCCGTCGCGGGTGTACCAGTGATTTGATTCGCTTGCGCGTGGTGCTGTTGCCGTGATAGTCATCTTTTTTCCTTATTTGAACCAGAGATAAAAGCCATGCAAGATGCCGATGGGGAACATGATTGCGCCAGCAACCAAGAAGCCCCACAAGCCTTGTGCAAAGCAAGTGAAGACGTGAGTGAGCCAAGCAAAAAAGCAGGCGAGTCCTATGATGTAGCCCATATTTTCCTTATTGAAATTCTTGGGCGTCTGCCCAGTTGTACCAGCGCGTGACAAATTTCTTGAGGTCATCAAAAGACTTGCCCCGCACCCTGAAGCGTCCATCTGAACAGAGTTGCTCAAACTTCTCGACCACCGTCTCACCGTCCGTATTTCCTTGGATGATGACGACGGTGAACTGGGGTTGCCTTGCCAGATTGCGCAGTAGCAACCCCTGTCCTTGGCTGATGCTTTCACCTTCCCGCTTCCATTCACCAACAAAGAATTTGCACTTGCGTTCAAACACCATGTCGATGTCGCAGGGCGTCGCTTTTGGGTTGGTCTCAATCAGTCCTTTGAACTGAAAGAAATCAATGTGCGCCGCGTTTTGGTTACGCATGAGCCTCATGGTCAGAAGGGGATGTCGTCGTCCATGTCGTCAAAGCCGCTGGAAGCCGCTTTAGCGGGCGCTGGAGCGCTTGAACCTCCTCGGCTTTGCCACTCTGGCGACTTCTGGATTTTCTCCTTCAGGCCGTTGCTGAAGCTGTCAAACAGCGTCATGTCAGGCTCGTCGATGGAGAACAACTTCAGGTCGTTGTGGCCCTCTGGCATTCCTGCCTTCTTGATTGCGGGTGGCACAGACATGATGGCGGCAATGTTGGTGTACTCCTTGCCATTGTTGCCCATAGCCTTGATGACCGAAATCATCGCCCACGCGCCCAGCACGTTTTTGAGTTCAAAGCCACGCAACTCTTCAGCGGTGAACTCACGTCCACGCCATGTTTGCAGGTCTTTGCGTAGGGTTGCCATCTCCGCCAGCGAGAGCGTGAAGTTCTTGCTGATGGACATTGGTTCGCCCTTGGTTGTGACAATGGGCTTGCCCGCGTCGTCTTCGCCATGAACCTCAAATTGCAACATGACCTTTGGCAGTTTTTTCACTGTGCCAAGGTAGGTTGATTCTTGGGTTCCCAAGTCAATTACTCGGTAGCACCGTGCAAGGTGCATTCCTTGGGGGACAGGGGTAAATTCACCACCGCCGCCGCCGCTTTCTTTCGCTATTAAAGCCATCATTCGCTCCTAGTTTCTTCAGTCATAAATGAACTCTTGGGCATCCCGCATTCAGCGCAGATGAGTACCCAATCGTCCTCGGTAGCAACGCCTGCGATGCCCCTTCTCAGAGCCTCCTCAAGCATTTGCATTCTTTCCAGCATAAGCTGGTGCATTTCACTTTCATTGTGCATGGTTCGCTTTCAAGTTAAACTGGGTGTAGTGTATCATGTTTAATCTGGTGTTGCACAACAATTTTTTTTAGTGTAACATCCGCTTAACCAAGAAAGGAACCAGATGACTCTAACCGAATATTTTTCCGACAAACCGAGGGGGACGATGATTGCTATGGCCCGCACGCTGGGCATCAGCAAGACGTGGTTTTCATTGATTGTTACGGGGCGACGACTGCCTAGTCCCGAACTGGCTCGTGACATCGAGTTGCACACAGGCAGGAAAGTGAAGAGGGCTGAACTTCGGCCCGACATTTTTGGAAAGACAGCGAAATGATATGGTACAAATTTCACATTGGTGACTACCTCACCCACACAGTGCATCTCAGCGATGCAGAGGACTTGGCGTACCGACGCCTGCTTGACCTTTACTACATGAGCGAGAAGATGATTCCGCTTGACACCGAGGCTGTGGCCCGCAAGATTCGTCTTGATTTGGACATAACCGAATCGGTTTTGGATGAGTTTTTTGAACGTACCGAAACAGGGTATTTCAACAATCGTTGCCATGTCGAAGTTACCAAGTATCAACATCAAGTCGAAAATAATCGACAACTCGGAAAGCGAGGCGGCAGGCCGTCAAAAACCGAATCGAAAACCGAATCGAAAGCGAACGATAACCCTAAGAAGATACAGATACAGAAGAAGAATATAAATACATCGTCGAAATTCGACGAGTTCTGGCAATGTTGGCCTTCGTCCAAACGCAAGGTCGCAAAGTCAGAGTGCCAGAAGAAATGGGCCAAGGCTGGGTTGGACTCTGTAGCTGACGTCATCATCGCTCAGGTCAACATCCTGAAGGTGTCTGAGCAGTGGACAGGCGGCTACGAGCCAGCACCTTTGACGTACATCAACCAACGTCGTTGGGAAGACGACGCAGGCACGCCAGCCGTTGGTCGGAGGGTGATATGACCCCTGTTGAGAAAATGCTGGGGATGCTGACCAAGGTCAAGGGCCGAAACGGGTCTTGGACTGCCTGCTGTCCTGCGCACAACGACAAGGGGCCATCCCTTGCCATTCGTGAGACAGACGACGGTCGGGTGTTGCTCCACTGCTTTGCAGGCTGTGAGACCTTGAGCGTGGTGCAGGCATTGGGCATGGACATGACTGACTTGTTCCCACCAGACGACAAGCGCCGTGAGTACCCAGTTGAAGGTAAGAAGAGCCTGAAGCCAGCGTTCTACGCCAGCGACCTGATGCGAATCATCTCCTTCGAGGCATTGGTGGTCTCCATCTGCGCCTATGACATGAGTCAAGGTAAGAAGTTGAGCGAAGGCGACAGAGAGCGAATGAAATTATCACAACAGCGAATTGAAGAGGCAATGAAATATGCAAACGTCTGACGTGCAAAAAAGAGCGCAAGAACTCGACGAGGCTCGTCGTATTCGTATCGTGCGACCTGACGAGGTTGACTTTGAGAAGTACCTCAAGGCCAACGACGTGGCCCAGAAGGTCAAGGGCGCGGGCGAGTTCTTGGATGAAATCGAGGCAGAGATTGCCAGCCCAGTGGTCGAGGTGTCACAGACCATGCCTTGGACGAAGACCCATGCAGGGTTCCAATTCCGCGCAGGTGAGGTGACCTTGTACGCTGGCGGCAACGGTGGCGGCAAGTCTATGGTGACAGGCCAGATTGCAATGGGTCTCATCAAGCAGGGCCAGCGCGTGATGATTGCGTCGTTTGAGATGAAACCCAAGCGCACGCTGTTTCGTATGCTCCGCCAGTTTGCTGGTGAGAACATCGACTTCCCGCGCTACATGGACAAGGCCCGCTACCTGACAAACCTCATCACTCGCATGAGAACCTTTGCCCACGCAAACCTGTGGCTATATGACCAGCAAGGCACGGTGACTGCACAGCAGGTCATTGCAGTGTCACGCTACAGCGCAGTTGAGTTGGGTGTGCAACACATCTTCATTGACTCGCTGATGAAGTGCGTGTCTGGTGAGGACGACTACAACGCCCAGAAGTCTTTTGTTGATGAGTTGACATCGCTGGCCCGTGACCACAACGTCCACATCCACCTGATTCACCACATCCGCAAATTGCAGAGCGAGGAAATCAAGCCAAACAAAAACGACATCAAGGGTTCAGGTTCTATCAGCGACCAAGTGGACAACGTCCTCATGGTGTGGCGCAACAAGAAAAAAGAACACGATGCACAGAACGGCTCTGTTGACCCAATGATTCCTGACGCCTACCTCATGTGCGAGAAGCAACGCAACGGTGAGGCGGAGGACTGGTACTCGCTTTGGTATTTGAAAGACAGCCAGCAGTTTGTCGAGCATCACGACTCCATCCCGATGTCGTTTGACGATGGAGGACGATTTTGAATGAGGCGCAAGAAGGTCAAGGAGCGGACGAACATCGTCACCGTTGTCTCGTTCGGGAAGTCATCAAGATGCGCATCAAAAATCGCGATAGCGCATACCGTTGGTTCAATGGTTACGTTGATGACTTTGGGAAGCGTCACAAGGGATGGAACGAACTTCACCCCAAGTCACGCCTTGAGGCTGATGTTAGAGAGCAATGGGCAAAAGGTAACCGAGGTAACACAGGAGAATGGAAATGAACTTTGAAAAAAACATACTGTCGCAAGCGCAGACATTTTTTACGCAAGAACAATTCAACCAAGCGTTGAGTGAGGCGAAGGCGGAAATCATGGCTGTAGCGATACAGACTACCAAGCAGGCAATCTTTATGGAACGTCAAGCCTGCGCCGAGATGGCTTTTGCTTATGAGGCAAAGCTGGCTGGCAAAGAGGACGATGAGAACTTCAACTCGCCTCTTGCCAATGACATCCTCAACCGCATACCTACACAACGCCAATGATTGAACTCACACTACCTTGGCCCCCAACGGTCAACACTTACTGGCGCAACTTCAACGGTCGCACCATCATCAGTGCAAAGGGGCGCGAGTACCGCAAGGCTGTCGCTGACCAAGTGCTGATTCAACGTGCCGCCAAGCACATCGACTACGCGGTGAAGGTGGAGATTCAAGCCTTCCGCCCTGACCGCCGTCGCCGTGATTTGGACAACCTTTTGAAAGCATTGCTTGACTCCATGACTTACGCGGGCGTCATGCAGGACGATGCCTTGATTGAAGACCTGCGGGTGTACTGGGCAGACGAAGTTGGCGGCATGGTCAAGGTGACCATAGAGGGGATTGAATGAACTGGATTATTTCGCTGGTGGTGGTGTACTTCCTGTTCACGGGGGAGCCGCCATTGATTGACGTACTACACGACCATGTCATGCACTACCTCGCAGAAAAAGAAAAGGGCCGCAAATGAAAACCGAACCAGACTTGATTGACATCTATGCAATGTTTGCGTTGATGGGCCTCATGCAAAAGCCCGTCAAGGGCAAGTCAAAGATAGATATTGCCTACGAGGCTTTTGAGCAGGCGCAGGCAATGGTCGAGGTACGCGAAGACTTCGTGAACAAAAGGGGTGATTGATGGATGCATTTTTAAACGTGATGACTTGGTTTTTTTTATTGTCTGGTGTTTTGTCTTGGGTGGTTGTTATTTGTCTAACGTGGTACTACTGGCTGTGCCAGTCTAAAGGGAGGAAATAAATGTTTGATTCATTCGGAGATTTTTTTTGGACGTTCATGGCAATGTCTGGATTCATGTTCTGGATTTGTCTGGTGATTTTTGTTGGGATGGTAATCAAGCGCAACCGCGCAAAAAGGAGAATGTTTTATGAGTGAAGAAAGAGACCCGCACAAGGCCGTTGACTACATCTTGAAGCACGCGGCGCTCTTTGCCAAAGCAAAGGCGGAGCGCACCTACATCGAGCAGTATCGCAAGTCGCTGAAGGGCATCTTGATGAAGCGAAGCATGGAGACTGCCATCGGGGCGCAAGAGCGTGAGGCATACGCGCACCCAGAGATGGTGGAGTTGTTGAAGGGACTGCAAGCCGCAGTCGAGATAGAAGAAAAACTGAAGTGGGACATCACCGCCGCCGAGTTGAGGGTGGAGATATGGCGCACTGAGCAGGCAAATAACAGAGCAGAAGGAAGGGCAACAGTATGAAAAACATTTTGATTTTGGTTTGTGCAATTGGCGCATTGGCTGGGTGTTCGTCAAACAAGGACGTGCCGCACGTCACGGTGCAGAACCTCATCATGGACAGGAACATCCAACCCCTGAGCCGTGGTGAGCAGATTGACGCCATCAAAGACTGCCAAGAGGCGGGCTTGAGACCTCGCGTGATATACGGCAAGCGCTTGGTGAATGGCTACAGCACAGAGACGGTCATCGACGTGCTTTGCTCCAACCGATATGCGTTTTAATATCTTCCAATGGGGAGTCCTCCACGGTCTAAGCTGGGTTCTGGTTTTGACCGATGGGTGGATAACCCACACGCACTATCTGGCGGCTTTTGGGTTCGCCTTGATGATTTATTCAATGTGGAGGATGACGATGAAAACACCAGAGGACGA